CTTTGGGAAATCACTTCTTCTTTTTGGATTCGGGTGGCTTTACACCCCAGAGTTTTGGATTGATTCTACCTTCTGCTTGCTTCATAGTAACAAAATCTTTCTTGAATTTGTCATAGTAGTAATCAAAGATTTCAGACTGTTTAGCAGCTGCTGCAATGTCATATTTACTGACATTATCTACTTTATATTCAACTACAAAAGCATTATTAGGCAGAGTACGATCCTCTGCCTTATCAACATCACAATCTTCAAATAAAATTTTCATATCAACCCCATTGAATATCAGGATACGCTTCCGCGACAATTTCCTTTGTAATTTTGAACTTAGACTCAAGATCTTTATCCTTACAAAGACAGACGATCTCTGCCTCAAGAGGATGAAGACCTTGAAGAAGATTGATGAACATGGACTCACGACGAATTCCATTCATCGCATCGTTACCACCTTTCACAAAGTGATAGAAGTTCTTCGCTTCTCTACGAATCGTGGTTCTACCTTGTTGATCAGCATTACCCAAAGAGAATGATCCTGTCTCATACATTCTGCGGGTCTCTAGATCAATCTTTTTAGAGAGTGTGCCACTAGAACTTGTTTGCTCATCATAAGAAGAGTATGGCACCTCACCGGGAGGGAGTGCACTCTTGATCGTATCATCAAAGTTCCATTTGAAAACAATTTTCAAATGAAGTTCTTCGTATTTCTGAAGAACTTCAACTTTTTTTGCTTTTGATCTCTGCTTACTTACCAGATCAAGAACTTCAAATACCAGTGGTTGCTTAGGTAGATCAAGTGATGCCACCTTCACAGTTCTAGGTTTTTTAGGACTCGTCTTCGTCGCTTCCTTCTTCGTTGTAGTCATAATAGTTTTCAAAGTTAAATGCAA